TGTGGCAGCGGCGTTCGACCGTTTTGACGTGGCCGCCTTCTACGCGGACCCGGCGAAGGATTGGCGGTCGTACGTCAACGGCTGGGAGGCCAAGTACGGTGGCCGGGTGACGGCGAAGGCGCGCCGTGATCATCCGTTCGAGTGGTGGATGACGGGCGGTCGTGCGTCGGCGGTTCAGCAGGCCATTGAGGACTTCGAGGGTGCGTTGCGGAATGGCGACGCGACCCTCTCGGGTGAGTTCAGGCTCATCCAGCACGTGACCAATGCGCGGCGCCGCCTCTCTCACGGGAAGTTGGCGCTGGGCAAGGAGAACGACTACAGCCCGCACAAGATCGACGCCGCGGTGGCTGCCGTGCTCGCTTGGCAGGCGCGGCTGGACGCGATCGCGGCCGGCGCAACCCAACCACAGAAGAAGCCGACCGGGCACACGCTCAAGCGGCTCAGATAGATCATCGAAACGGGGGTGCTCGTGCTGTTCCCCGGAGATGATCACGCGGTCATGTCGCCCGAGTGGTGGATGAATCGGCTCGACAAGGAGTTGCGTGACCGCAACCTAGGGTCGGCGTGGAGCCGCCGGAACCGGACGCTGCGGCGAGGCATTCGGCCGGGGTTGGACGTCCTGGCGGCGTACCGTCGCGGGGAGCCGCCGCTGCCTCCCGGTAGTCGCGATTGGGAGCCGGAGTTCTGGGAATTCCTGCGCATGGCGCGGCTCTCGTCCGCTGGTCTCGTGGTCGAGTCGGTCTGTGACCGAATCACCCCTGTGGCGTGGACCACGGGAGTCGAGGCGGACACCGACGGCGATGCCCAGGCTGCACGCATCAACGGCGAGCAGGACTTGGTGGGCAAGTTCCGCGATGGCGCGGACGACATGCTCACCCTTGGTGACACCTACGCGATTGTTGGCAACGTCGACAAGGCGACCGGTGTCCCACTGATCACGTCCGAGTCACCTCACGACGTGATCACGGCAGAGGACACCGCTACAGGGGTCACGCTGGCCGGATATAAGCGAATGAAGGACGAGTGGACCGGCGAGGACCGCGCCTACTTGTACCTGCCCGGTCGAGTCTTGGTCGCTGTGCAGAGTCGCGGTCAGTGGCGTTGGGACGACAATCGGTCTGGCGTCCTCCCCATCAAGGGCGTGGCCGTGTTCCGCGCCCGGAATGCACTGGGGGCGGGAGACTTCGAACGCCACCTCGACGTGATCGACCGCATCAATGACGACATCTTCAATCGCGTCACCATCACGAAGCATCAAGCCTTCCGTCAGCGCGGCATTGAACTACCCGACAAGGACGAGAAGGGTCGAAAGATCACCTACGACGCTGACGCGTTCTCGGCGTCGCCGGGCTCGCTGTGGCAGCTCCCGATGGGGGCGAAGGTATGGGAGTCGATGCAAGCGGATCTTTCCCCGATCCGCATGATCATTCGCGACGACCTGGAGTACCTCGCGGCAGTGACGAAGACGCCGCTGTACTACTTGAACTCGGATGCGGCGAATCAGTCGGCAGCCGGCACGACGGCGGCGCGTGAGGCGCACATCTTCCGGGTTGAGGACCGGATGCAGCGACTCGAGCGGTTCCAGGCTCGGGTGCTCAGTGCGGCGTTTGAGGCGATGGGCGACGCTAAGCGAGCGCAGGCGTGGAAGATCCGCACGATCTGGAAGCCCACCGAGCGGTTTAGCCTGACCGAGAAGGGTGACGCGCTGGTGAAGTTCAAGTCGGCAGGGTACGCGTTCGATACCCTCGCGGTCGACATTGCTCAGTACGAGCCGGCTGCGTTGCCTCGGTTGAACGCTGAGCGTGCCAAGGATTTGATCTTTCAAGCGCCGGTGACGCCGAGTGGAGCCTGAGCAGTCGCTGGCTCTGGTCGACCGTCATTCGGCTTGGCGTGACCAACTTCGGGAGCAGTTGGCGGCGTTTGTCGCGTCTCGGTTGAGGGCACTTCCTGAGAGTGCCTGGTATCAATCAGGCGTCTCCGAGTTCGTCGCCCAAGTGCGGACTGCTCAGCAGGCCATCGGGTCGATGACGTGGCAGTACCTCGATCTGCTCGGTAATCCTGCTCGCGGGTCGCTGGTTCTGCCGGCGGATCTTCGAGGTCGCCAAGACAGGGACGTGTGGGAGCGACCGTTCAAGGTGTACCGCTATCAACGGTCGCTGGGCGCAACCCATGAGGACGCCGTTCAGGCGGCGGTTGATCGGGCGTCGACGATCGTCGACGATGACCTCACGTTGGCCATGCGCGAGTCCGCTCGCCGCCATGCTCAAGCCACTCCGGGTGTGATCGGGCTGCGTCGGGTGATCCATCCAGAGATGAGCAAGGGCGGCGTATGTGGTCTCTGCATCGCCGCCTCGGATCGGGTCTACAGCGTCCGGCGCCTGCTGCCTGTCCACGGTCACTGTCGCTGCACCGTCGCTGAGGTGACGAAGAAGTCCGACCCGGGCAGTTCCTTGAACAACATGAGCCTCGAAGACCTGTACCGCACCGCTGGTGGCACGGGCTTCGAGTTGAAGGCGACCCGCTACCAAGTCAATGAGCACGGCGAACTGGGTCCTGTCCTTGCCCCTAAGAACACACACTGGCGCGGCCCTCGCGACGTGAAGGCCGACGAGGGCGTGACGGTTGACCCGGCGGTGAAAGCGGGCCGGCAGATGACGGCCCTGTCCAAGTCGATCCGCAACCTCGAAGAGCGCGCCATTTCCGGTGAGGACGTGTCGGTGCAACTGAAGTACCAGCGCGACCTGCTCGCACGACTGCGCCACAAGGCGTCCTGAACTTCCCTGCATCCGCGGGGCAAGCGCCCGTCATGGGCGAAACCAACCCGTCACGGGAGACCAACTCAATGTCGAAGAGCCCGCTCTACCGATCCGCATTCGCGGCAGGCGCTTGCCGCCCAACCGACATCCTCGACTTCCATCGGCGCACGTTCGGAGACCTCCGCATGGAGGACGACCCGGCCAACGACGGTGGCCAAGGCGGCGAATTTGTCGACCCGGACACGGGTGAGAAGTTCGCTTTTCCGCCTAGCACGCCGCAATCGGACATGACGGCCGAACAGCGTGCCGAGTATTGGCGTCACAAGTCACAGAAGCACGAGAAGCGCGCGAACGCTCGCTCGGACTATGACGACCTGAAGGCGAAGGCTGCCGAACTCGATCAACTTCGCGCCGACCAGCAGACTGAGCAGGAGAAGGCCGTCGCGGCCGCCCGTGAAGAGGGCCGCAAAAACGCGGAGGTCGAGGCGAACCGGAAGGTCGCCACGGCGCTCTACAAGGCCGCACTAACCGCCCGTGACATCAAGGGCGACGAACTCACAGACCTGATGGCCGCGTTCAACCCGGACGCATTCATCAATGGCGACGACGTGGACACCGACAGGGTGGCGACGCTCGCCAGCCGGTATGGAGCCGGCACGCACGAGCCCGACACGGGTCAGGGCCGCGGACGTCCGGTCGCACCCACAGCAGGCGAGGCCGGCAAGGCCGAAGCGCAGCGCAGGTTCGGCAGCAAGACCGCCTGATCTCGCGTCCAACAATCAAACCGACCCCCAAAGGGAGAACATCATGGACCTCACCGTCCGCACCACGGCCAGCGCGGCCGAGTCTCGCGGGTGGCTGCGCGGAACGCACGGCACCGAGCCGGGCGCCAACCCGAGCATCACCCTCGACCTGTCCACCTTCACGGCGGGCACGCACTACCCCCGAGGGCACATCCCATCCGGGTGTGTCCTCGGCAAGATCACCGCGTCAGGGCTCTACGGCCCGTATGACCCGGGGGCTTCGGACGGCCGTCAGACCGCTGCGGGGCTGCTCTTCGACACCGAGAACGTCACCACGGGCCAGACCCGCGCCGTGAACGCGCTCCTCGTTCACGGCTTCGTCGACCCGACGCGTCTTCCGTTCCAGTCCGGCGCCGGCTCGGCGGCGGGTGCCGCCGCGTTCCTCGCCCTCATCCACTGGCTCTGAAAGGTACCTGAGTCATGACCATTTTCTTCGATGCTCCGGTTTCTCCGGCCGATCAGACCGTGTTCGCCCGCGAGGTGCCGATCCCGGCAGGACTCGTCCTGTCGAACCTCTTCCCTTCGGTCGAAGTCGACGCCGTGCGCGTCAACCTCTCCGAGATCGCCAAGAAGAACCGGGCCGCCCGGTTCCGCGCACCGGATGGCCGTATCCATGTGGCCGACCGTGACGGAGCGACCGACAAGGTCATCAACATGCTCCCGCTCTCCGACTCGCGCAATCAGGGCGAGTACGAGACGCTTCAGCGGGACATGGCCCGCCTCGGCGGCACCCGAAGCGAGGCCCTCGAGGCGGCGATCTACAACGACACCGAGGATCTGACGCGCTACGTCCGCAACCGGGCTGAGTTGGCCTTCGGTGATGTTCTCGTGGACGGCAAGTTCACGCCGAACCTCTACGACGAGTTCGCCGGA